GGTGATGTCCTTATCCGAATGTCAATCCGTTGACTCGGGCTTGCTCCAGGAGCCGCTTGGTGTTGCGGGCCGTCTGCTCGGTGGCCTTGGCCGTGCGCTCCGCCTCGGCGCCGCCGCTGGCCAGGCCCTGCACGGCGGCCGCGTTGAACGTCCCGCGTGTCTCGATGCGCCGTGCGATCCCCTCGCCGATAGCGCCGAGCTGGTCTTCGAGGTCGCGGAAGCGGTCGGTGAAGGAGGGCGCTCCGGAGCCATCGGCGCCGGCGGCCTCTCGCTTGTTGCGCGCATCCTCGATCGCCCGGTCCAGTTCGCGCCGTGCGTCTTCGAGCGCCTGTCTCCGCTCATCGAATCGCTCGCGGGATGATTCGAAGACGCCTGCTTCATTCCGCTTGCGGTCCGCCTCGATCTTGTCGAGCGAGCGTTGCTGTTTGTCTTCGATGCGCCGCAGGTTCGCCTCCGACTCCTGATCGAGCTGCCGGTTGGCGGCGGCAACATCCAGCGACGAATCGAAGACACCCAGGACCACGGTGACGCCCTTGGCCACGGCGTTGACGGTCTTCTCCCAGACGGACTGCACGCCCGACGCGAAGCGCGTCCACAGCCTCGACATGACGCTGACCGCGTCGAAGAAGGCGAGCTGCATCGCGTCGAGTCCGACGTTCAGGGATGAGCGGATGTCATCCGTGCCTTCGAGCCAGATCAACCGCAGCCCGTTCCACAGAACACGCGCAGCCAGTTGAATCTCCCCGGCACTGAGCGCATCGCGGATGCCGCCAAGTGTCTTGGTCACGATCCCGCTCAAGGTTGCGAACCGCTCGGCGAGGAACTCCAGCGCCGAAGATCCGATCCCGCTGAATCGCAGCAGCGCGACGCCCGCGCCGACGACGGCGACGGTCACCAGCCCGATGGGCGAGAGCAACGCGCCCAGCGCCGCCCCGATGAGGCCCAGCACGGTTGACACGCCCGCCGCGATCGTGGCCAGCCCTCCGAACGCGGCGCCGGTGAGCGCCAGCAGTAGGCCGGTGGTGATCAATGCTGCGCCGATACCCGCGATGCCGATCGCCACCTTGGCGGCGGTGAGGACGAGTTGCTTGTTCTGTTTGATCCACTCGTTGGCCGCGACGACGATGCGAGTGACATGATCGGCCAGCGATTTCAGCGCCGGCGCCAGCGCCGAACCGATCGTGATCGCGGTGATCTTCATCACGCGCCGGACAATGTTCATCGCGTCGGTCAGTTCCGCCGCGTCCTTGGCCGTCTCTGTCGAGATCGTCAGCCCGAGCCTGCGGGCCTCCATCTGCAACGCCTCGATGCCCGCCGCGCCGTCCTGCATCAGCGGCAGCAATCTTGTCCCCGCCCGCCCGAAGATCTGCTGCGCGATGGCGGCTCGCTTCGAGGCGTCCTTGACCCGGCTCAGACTTTCGGCGATCCGCTTGAACTGTTCCTCGGGCGACAGGCCATCGAGATCCTCGATCGCCAGCCCCAGGTCGCCGAAGGCGTCCACCTGCGTCGAGAGCCCCCGGCCCAGATCGTTGACGGCGCGCTGCATCGTGCGTACGCCCTTCTCCAGGGTCTCCAGATCAGCGCCCGATTGCTCGGCGGCGAAGCCCAGCTTGCTCAGCGCCTCGACAGTCACCCCGGTCCGCCTCGACATCTTCTCCAGGGCGTCGCCTGCGCTGGTGAAGATCTTCACGCTGGCCGCCAAGGGTGCCGCGATCACGCCGCCGAGGGCCGCGACGCGCAGGCCGAGTGATTTGATGCCGGCGCCGAAGGCTTTCAGTCGCCGCTGGGCGCGCTTCAGCCCGGCGCTGAGGCGGTCGCGCACGCTCAGCTCGACGAAGGCCCGTCCGGCCCGGATGCCGCGTGAATCGCCCATCGCTTACGCCCCCTTCACACTGTTGCGCCACGCCTTGGGCAGTTGCGAGATTTCTCTGGCCAGCGCCGGCGCCATGAACGGCCTCGGCTTGATGCGCACTCGCCGAGATGTGATGATTCGTTTGCCATTGGCGCGTCGGCGCCGCTGCTTGATCGTCACTCGCCCGCCGAACTCGAGTGTGCTTGGCGCCTTGCTCTTACGGAACCCGACAGGACCCACGAAGACCGACTCCGATCCCCGGTCGTAGGCGAAGAAGACCAACCGGCGCAGCGATCCCTCGTGGGCATAGGGTGGCTTGCCGGGAGGCGCCGAGCCCTTGCGCCGGCGCATGCTCGTCCGGGCGCGCTGGCGCACGAAGGCGCCGGCGCGGGAGAGCGAACGGCGTCTGGCCCGATCAACCGACCGCCGCACGGCCTTCCGATCGAAGAAGAGCCGCCTGATCCGCATGTCAAATTTCAGCGGGGTCACGTCGTCACGACTCCCGGCGCCGCCACCCGGCCCTCCTTGAGCCCCTTGTTGAAGGAGGATTCCTTCTCCTTGCGCAGCCGACCGGCGCCGAGGAACAGCCCGGCCAATCCAGTCAGCGCCGGCAGCGCCGGACCAACAACAGGGACGCCGGCGAGCGTCGGGCCGAAGTCGTCCAGCGCTGACAACGAGAGCTGGCTCAGCAGCGATCGGACCTCGTTCGACCGCTCGATGTTCGCCTTCCAATGGGCGCCGACGCGCTGCGTATCGGCGAACCACGCCTGGTACTCCGACTCCGCTTCGTTGAGCGTCAACGCCTGCGGCAGCCCGGTCGTCTGCTGCACCGAGTTGGGTGTCTTGACTCGGACGATGTCGCCGAGGTCGATTCCCGTGCAGGCGACGAGCGCCATGCTGAGCATTGCAAGTCCGAAGATGTAAACGAGTGTCTTGCGATTCATGCCTGTGCCTCCGTGCTTGTGCCTGTACCTATGTTTGGATTCCGTCCCTCGATGAAGATCGTTTTCAGCGCCCCGATCCCGACCTTGACCACTTCCTCTGTACGCCCGGCGAACGGGTCGAAGTCCGCCGGCTTGAACGCCCGAGACTTCTTCGCGTCGCGGTGCGCGTTGGCGACCAGCGCCATCAACGCCGAAGTACGCAGCCAATCCGATCGCTGCTTCGCCTCGGCCATCTCGACCAGCTCCCGCAGCGTCAGGGGTCCGGGGTCGATGCCGACGATTCCGGCGCACCGCCAGATGAGTCGATGGCAATCGTCAGCGCTCGCTCGACGGCCTGCTCCATCGCGCCGCTGTCGATCCGTTCCTCCACCACGTCCCGCGCCCGATCCATGTACTTCCGCGTCGTCGTCAGCACCCGACCGGCGGCGGCGCGGTCCCGCCGGTTCGGGCAAAAAGACACAGTGTCGTCGAGCAAAGCCTCGGTCGCCGCGTCGATCGCATCGCCCGCCAGCGCCCTGCCGAAGTCCTCATCGCTGATGTTGCGCGTGTCCGCCTCGTCCTTGCACGCGGCGTAGACGCAGTCGCACAGCAACACCGGATCCTGATACAGCCGATCGATGAGTTTGCCGCTGACGATCTCCATGAGGTCCACGCCGGTGAGCGCGCGGACGCGCTTGAGCGTCGTCTGGTTGATGTCGATGAGCCACGTTCGGCCCTCGTTGTCTTTGAAGGATTTCGCCATCGGTCAAACTCCTGTCACCCACGACGGGGCCGTCGCGCTGAAGGTCACCTTCGCCGTCACCGACACGCTGATCGCCTCTTCGAGCGCTTCGTTCCGGCTGAAGGACGTAATCATGAAGTCGGCCTGCAACCCCTCGCCCGGGTTCCCGTCGAGGATCTGGAAGCCGATGACGCCGTTGGCCAGGAATGCGTCCTTGATGACGGCGAACCCGGCGTCCGCCGGCTCCCACACCATCTCGAACTCGACGCTTGCGTCGCGCAATGTCGCGGCCGTCGCCCGCCAGCCGTTGTTGGCGCGCGTTGTCACGTCCGCCTCGCCCGTCTCCAGGCTGAGCGTCACGTCCTTGACATTCGTGAGCTCAATCCATGAGTTGAGACTGTCCTGGCCGCCATCCTTGTAGTTGATGACGGCGTCCATGCCGAGTTTGGCTGGCATTGTGGGGCTCCTAAGAAGAGTTACCGCTTCACGCGGTAGGTGATGGTCAGGACGCTTGTGAAGATCCGCAGTTCTTCGAGGTGCTCGCGGGCGACGATCGGCTCGCGCTCGATGGAGAAGAACGCCGCCGTCGGGAATCCGGCCAGTCGCGCGAGCCGCAGCGCATCGGCGACCTCTTCCGTGAGTGTGTCGAGCGCGTCGATCTCAGAGGGATCAGGATCAGCGCCGAGCTTCTTCTGCACGCCGACATCGATCGAGTAATCGAAGAAGCTGTGCTGCCGCGTGGCGTTGATGATGCTCAGCGATCGCGGCACGACGGTGACCTGCAGCGAATCCACATCCCCCGGTTCGAAGACCGGCTGCCAGGCGCGCTCGGCGGTGAACGTCTCGCTGAATGAACCCGCATTCAATGTTGCAGCAAGTGCATCGGCGATCTGTGCGATCTCGCTCATGGCGTGAATCTCCCTTCCAGGAACGACACGCGGCGCTCAAGATCCGCGAAGGCCGCCCGGGTCATGCGTGTTTCGACGATGAGCTCATCGAGGCGTTTCTCGACGTGGTCGAGCTTCGTGGTCACGACGCCCCACTGGACGGTGACGGCCAACAATGCGACGGCGCCGGTGGTCATTGCGCCGATCCATCTCGGGGGCTTGGTTGATTCGTTCCTGGTCATGGTGTTGTTTCTGTCTTGATGCGTTTGGTGTGGATTCGCAGGGCGATGCGGTGCGGGTCGCTGAACCGCCACGGCGGCTCGCCGCCCGGGGCGTTGACCTCGTAGGTGTGCACGAGTGATCCGTCGGTTTCCGTGATCCGATCGCCGGCCCTCGGCGTCGTCAGCACGCTCGCGAGGATCAGATCGGAAACCCGGATCAGGAAGTCCCTCGACTCCGTCCGATGGATCACGCCCAACTCGTCCGCCTGCTCGAAGACTGTCCGACCGACCGTGGCGTTGATCGCGACCGAGTCAGCCCCGCGCGCAAAGACCACGCCGAGCGACATGTGCTTGTGCCGCTGTTCGTCGAGCCAGGACAGGCCTTTCTGGAGGAGGTTGGGCATCGGTGATCCTTATTGACTCAATCGCACGCGCACGGTCGTCTCCGCGTCCGTCGCGGCACGAACAACCTTGCCGATGAGCTTGTTGGCGCCGGTGGCCGAGTCGGTTGTCGCCTCGTCCGCCGCGTCGTCCCAGTAGATCTGCACCCCGGCGGCGATGGTCGTGCCGACGCCCGTTGCCTTGGTGAAATCGAAGACGCCCTCGACCGCCAGCGCCCCGAGCATCCCCGCCTTGATGTCCAGGCTCGCCACGCCGACCAGCTCGCCCTGAACGACCACGTCGCCCGCCGCGATGTCGGCGCCCGGGGTGTGGTCGATGCGTGCGCCCTCGTGGATGAATGTCGCCATTGCTGAATCTCCTGTGTTGCTTAGAACCTGATCTCTTCGACGCCGCCCGTGGCCGCGTCCCCACCCCCCACAGCACCGCGCATCTGCACGTGCCGGATGTGTTGTGAATCGCCGACGAGGCGCACCGCCTCACCGGGTTTGAGCTCCGCCTGTTCGCTCAATGGGTCCCTCGGCGCCTCGACGCGGTACTCGAGCGGGACCGGTGAGTCCGCAGCGCAAGTGAGCAGCAGCTCCCGCGCGCCGAAGCCGTCGGAACCGCCAGCGCCGTCGGCACGGAACACGTCCGTCCACGATGGACCCGTCGCGATCGTCAGCCTGTTGTTCCGCCTGGCCATACCTATGCCGTCTCCTTCAGATCGCCGAACCGAGCACGATCGCTCGGCGCGACCGCGAGCGGCCGAGCGACGAGCCCGTCGCCAACCCGTCCCAATGGAACCGCCACCGGATCACGTCGATGAGCAATGTGTTGCCGTTGAGATGCTGCGAGGTGCTCGAGCCGACGACTTGGAATCCGAAGGCTGGGTCGAGCACATCCGTCTCGCTCAACCCCATCGTCTCCGTCGGACTGCCCTTGACGAACGAACTGGTCAGGTTTAGCGGCAGCGATCCGGTCCCGAGGTCCATCCGGACCACGCCCCCGACATGCGCATCGACTTGCACCGAGCGCGTCCCGTTGGCGTTCCCCGACCACCGCCCGCGCACCTCGAGCTCGACACCCAGCAGTGTGAACCCTTCCGGCGGCGGTGAACCGATGACCGAGTCGCGCAGCCGAAGCGTGCGGGTGTTCGGATTCGGTGAGAACAGCCCGACCGGCCCGCTCTGCGCCGACGCGAAGTCCTCGACCAGCGCGCCCTCCGGCGTTGTCCAGATGGCCCCGCCGGTGTTGATGTCCTGCGCCGTCTGGAAGAGCAGCAGCGGTGTGACGTTTGACATCGCGCATCACGCCTCGCCCTTGCTCTTCACGCCGCCGCGTGGGTCTTGCAGGTTCACGCCGAAGTCGTGGTACCCGCGCATCTGCACGCCCAAGGCATTGAAGTCCGCCTCGGCCGTCTCGATCGTGGGCGCCTCGCGACCATTCAAGAACGCGACCTCGATCACCGGCAGGTCCGTCGGATCCGCCAGCAGGTACCACGCCTTGTTGGAGTTGCCGGTGAACTGTGCGTTGCCCAGGTAGCGGCTGACCTCCACACCGAACTTGCCCTGGTGCGGGTTGGCGGTGGGGAACTTGGTGTTGCTCGTCGTGTCGCGGAGTTCGAGCGACTTGAAGAGCTGTGTCCCGATGGCCGACAGCCCCGTCGGCACAAGCAGGACCGAGGGCATGATCCCGATCGGCTTGCCGTCGGAGTCCACCTGGTCCAAGAAGGCGGTCTCGGCGTTGGTCAGCCCGTCGATGGAGAGAGCCGTCTGCGCGCCAATCAGGAAGTTGTTGTTCCCGGCGGTGAAGAAGGCCGCGTTGTCGAGGAAGGTCGTCCAGAAGACATCGTTGATCTTCAGCCCGCTGCCACGGCCGAGCTTCCGGGGCACGGTGGTGATGGCGCCGAGATCATCGTTGATGATGTCGCGGCGATCGATCGAGAGCAGCAGGCCGTAGGTGTCGGCCTTGTTGGAGTAGGACTCCTCGCCCAAGGTCCCGTGCTTGAATTCGCCGCCGGGAGCAACCAGTTCGTACTGATCCTTGCCCACCAGCCGGTAGCTGGTGACAGTCTTGAAGTCGCTGACGTTGCGGATGGCCGTGATGGTTCGCCAGGTCCGCTCGACACTGAAGAAGCCCTCGAGCATGAACTTGTTGGCGACGTTGGAAATGATCCCGCCAATGTTGATGGTGGACAATCCCGCCGCCGCGATGTCCATCCCGAAGGCGCTGCGCAGAGCGCCGCGGCTGTCGCGGAAGGATCGCCCGGTGTACCCGTTGGCCCACGCGGCTTCGAGAATGAGTTCCTGAAGCCCGATGCCGCCGCGGAATCGCTTAGCGGCCACATCCAGCGCCCGGGGTTCGTAGAGCGTGTCCAGTTCACTCAGCCCGGAGGTCATCATGCACGCCGCCTCGAGGACGTGGCCATTGATCGAGTTGTCCGGGACATGGACAGCAGGGGCGCCGGTGAGTCTGGGCCGGTCGGCGCGGAGGATCTCGAGCTCGCACTTCATGGCGTCCCAGCCCTCGGCGATCGCCTTCGTCTCGATTTCGACGTGCTTGCTCGCGCAAAGCCGGCGGATGTCGGCGATGCGCTGGGTTTCCTCGGCGGCCTCGGCGCGGATGTCGGCGACCATGCTTTGAGCGTTGATCCGACCGGCGATGGAGGGATCATCACCAGTGTTTTCGCTATCGTCGTTGTCCGGCGCAGCGGTTGCCGTAGCGGTAGGGCTTGCCGGTTCCGGCGCCCGCTCCGCCTCGTACATCGCCTTGAGGCTGGCCAGCTGCGCATCGCTCAGCCCCTGCGCATCGAATCCCTTGTCTGTCAGCCATGCTTCAAATTCCATCTCGTCTGTCTCCTTGCTGGTGTGTTCTTTGGCCGCAACCTGCGCGCTGGTGTCGTCGTCGGCGCCGAGCGCCACGAACGAGACCTCGCCCAGGCGCGATCGCCGCACGATCTGCACGGGGCCATCGATCTTTTGGCCGTTGACCTGGGCGCTCTTCCCTTTGGGGACCAGTTCGATGTTCTCGGCGCTGGCGCCGATCGACGCCTGCCACGGAAATCCGCTCAGGCTGCTCTCGACGATCTCGCCGGCGACCGCGCCGGCGCCGCTGATGACGCCCGCGATGTGCAGGCTCGAACACTCGACAAGCACGGACTCGGTGTGCCCGACGATGAGCGACGGGTTGTGATCTTTCAGGATCGGGCGGCTCTTGGCGCTGACCTGCATTCCGGCAAGGTCGACGACGACCGGGTGCGCCCAGCCCGCAAGGCGCATCGCGCCGCCGGTGTAGGCCACCATCTGGAAACGCCGCGGCTGTGGGCGGTCGCCGTCAGCGCCGTCACCCGCAGCCGCGACAAGCTCGCCGACCGGTGCGCACAGGCGCAGCTCGCGTATTGAACTATTCGTCGTCATCTTCGGCATCCTTGCCCCCTGTGCGGTTGAGCGCCGGCTGCGCTTCCTCTGTGGTCAGCCCGAGCTCGGCCATGAGCGATGTTTCTTTGGCGCGCTGGCGCAGCTCCGATTCCCAATCACGCCCCTGCCTGGCGTACTCCCAGGCGAGCGTGGTGGTGTGGTTGGTCAGGTGCGTCGCCTGGGCTTTGGCTTCCTTGAGCGGATCGACCTCGCTCTGGCCATCCCAGAACCACTGGTGTGATGGGAGGTCGCCGGTGGCGACAAGCGTGCGGGTGCGCAGCGGCAGCAGGCCGCTGACGAGCACCGCCTCACGCAAGAAGGCCGCGAGCAGGCGGTCGAGGACGGCGCGCCCGATGTGCTCCTGCTCGACGCGGATCGACTTGAAGTAGACCTGGTGGTCGAGCTTGCCGCTGGCGAAGTTGTAGCCTGACGAGTTCCCGGCGGCGACGTTGAAGGGCATGTTCAGGCACCGCGCGATCTCGTTGAGGATCTCGTGCTTGAACTCGGCGTAGCTCGTGCTCGGCTGCTCCGCCCGCATCTGCTCCATCCGCCAGCCGCCGGGCATGGTCAGCAGCGCGCGGGCCTCGAGTTCGATGGCGTCCATCGGTTCGACGGCGTCGGCTTCGCCCGATGCGGGGGCGTCCGTGTAGAGGATGCCCGCGAAGTCCGCCGCCGTCTCGGCGGCCCCGAGCACCGCCAGCGTGTACCGCCGCAGCTGCGCAAAGAGCGGCAGCGCGGGGGTGATGTCGGGGATTCCACGGTGCTGGCCGGGCCGGTCGGCACGGAAGTAGTGGATGACGGATTCCGCCGGGACTCGGTCGAACTCGTCGCTGAGCGAGAACCGGGTCGCGGCGCCCGAGTCGCCCGGGTGGCGCCGGAGGACGTGGTACTCGACCGGGTTGCCGAACGAGTCAAAGACGACCCCGTCGATCGAGTTGTTCCTGAGAGAATCAACCGTGGGCGTAGCCACCTGGTCCGCCTCGACGAGGCGAATGTCGAGCGTGACTGGAGTATCGAGGCTCGGGTTGCTCGCCAGGATCCCGAAGACCTCGCCGCTCTCGGCCCGGGCCATCCGCATGGCGCGGAGTTTTTCGGGGAGGCCGATGGCCTTGCACCAACTCGCAAAGGCGGACTCGATGACGGCGTTGGCTTCCGCATCATCCGTAAGCATCTGGAGCCGTGGGCCGGTGCCGACGACGTCGTTGGCGAGCGTGAGCACGATGCCGCGTGCGTAGGCGTTGTTGGCGGTTTCATATCGAGCCCGGTTGCGGAGTGTGCGACGGACCTGCGGCGAGGCCGCCGCATCGGCGCTGAGGCTATCGGCGCTGGCCCAGTGGCGCCGGTTGGCGTCGTTGGTCGTCGCCGCGTCGAATTTGGCACGGACCATCCGGCGGAGCAGCCCGCCCTTGGTCGCAGGGTTGATCCGCTTCGGCCCGCTCGCCTTGGCGCCCTTGAACCAAGCCATCACGCCATCTCCCCGGCGCCAGGTGGCGCGAGGCGCGACATCCGCAGACCACGGTCGCGACGCTTGGCGGCAGCCTTGGACGAGAGGTACCGGTCGGCCTCGATCTGGTCCTTGAGATTGTGCTGTTCGACTGATCCCGCGTCGCCTTGGGCGCGCTTGGGTCCTGCGGCGTTGTCGGTGATCTGCTGCGTGAGATCGTTGGGCGGGAGAGGGTCCATCTCCCTCTACCTATCTGCGGCATAGATCATTCTGTCGCGCAGGATTTGAGTACAACGCTTTTTCTCTGCTGATCAGACGCTCAAGAAACACCAATTTATGTTGCCACAGATGGCGGGTGGTGGAGTATGGGGGTGTTTGGTGGCGGAAACACACGGACCGCCGCACCAGATCAACCAAGTCGATACACAGCATTCAGTGTTTCAACCGACTGCTCGAATGACACGCCCTTGATTCCGAGAGTTTTCAGATCGGGGGGCTCCGCCTCGACCTCTTCGATGAATCGCCGCATGTCGTCGCTGATTGTTTCCGGAATCGACGCTTTGTATTCGGGGTCGACGATCTGTGTCAGCCGAAATACATCGTTCTTGTGCTTCTTGATTGTCTTGCTATCAACTCGATCGCCAGCCTCTCGACGCTCGCGCAGATCGAGCCAAGCCCGCGCCTTAAGCGGGATCAACCGCTCCGCTCCAAGCGCTGGAATACCCTCGATCTCGGTCTTTCCCTCGTGAATCCAGCGGTAGTAATCTTCGTCCAGCAGGATCGCCGAGAGGCTGGACACCTCGTCATCGATCGGGATCGGCGTCAGCACACTCTCGCCTGTGATGACCAGCGCGTCCGGCACACGGGAAAAGAGTTCGAGCATCTCCGGATAGGAATCATCCGTCGGCCTCTGAAACCGGTAGAACCGTTTCTCGCCCGTGGAGGTCTCATTGATTTCGTAGCCCCCTGCTTTCACGAACGACCAGAACTCCTTTGCGAACTCTTGATCGAGCGCCTCGACACACAACACGATATCGAGGTCGCGCGTCACCCTGAAGTCGAGCCCAGCGTCGGTCATCGCCAGGTCGCACGCGGTCCCGCCGATCAGGACGTACCGATCGCCGAACGCGCTGAAATGATCTCGGAAACGCTCCAGTCCTCTCACCAAGGCAGGGTCTCCAGCATCTGTTCTAGCGCCATCTCGACCCGCTCATCCGACTCACCTCGGAGAGTGAGGTACAGCGACAGCGGATCAACGGTTTCGTCTTCGCTCAGGATCCTAGGAGGATACTTCCAGATCTCGACATCGACCACGCCGATATCGCGCATGGGAACCCGTTCAATCACCCCGCTCCGTTGGGCCGACCTCCAGTCATCCCGGTCGGCCGCGATAACGGGGATGTTCGGTTCGGCCAGCATCGATCGTTGAGCGAGCGCGCTGACGCCCGCGGTCAAACCGTGCAACTCCTGAATCTCTCCCCGAACGTGAAACAACCGCTGAACCGGAGAACGAAGCATGGGGAGCGCCTTGTCCCAGATCACACGCTTGGGAGCCGTTAGGCAAACCTGTCGTGCTCGATCTACCGTTCTGGATTCTGCAAGTTCGGCGTTCTCAAGTTCATCGAACGCCCGACTCAGCGTAATAGGCGCATATTGCAGCTGTGGGCCAAGCTGGCTCGCGGATGTGGCTGCCATCTCGTCCAGCTGCAGCAGCATGTAGATCAACACCGCCTGTGTAGACGGAGCGAATGCCTCTATCTCTGGCTCAAGTGGCCTATAGATTTCGCTGAAATCAATCCCCAACGGCAGCAAGTACATGTGCTTCCTGGGAACGATGAACGGAATTCGGTGATCTATAAGCCGCTTTCGGTTGTACGACGTGATGGAATCACGCACGTACACGACCGGGTTCTCAAAGATTGCTTCTGTCTGTTCGAGGTGCTTGCTGATCGTCTTGGGCGTCTCCTCCTCCGACCGCCTTGCCACCATGAACAGGAGCGGGTCCCCGAAAAGCCGACCCTCGTAGAACGAATACCGGTCCCGAAGAAACAGAGGCAGTCGCCTCGCCCCCTCCCATCGCCACAGCATTGCGTGGCCACCAAACGCGTCCTCAAGGTATCCGGCGATATTCCGAGTGATCCGCTGCATCAGGGTCATTATACCAGTATTTTTGCACATTACCAATGTAAATGGTATCGTGCAAAAATATTGGTAAAGACGAACAAAAGCGCCTCCTTTTGGTAAATACAGCCATAAAAAAGTTATCGGACGATTCGTCCTTTACGCCCACTCTGGAGAGATGACAGCCGAACACGGGGCTTGTCAGCCACCTTGGCATCCGTCCCCAAAAGCACCGCCCCCCCCATTGATGCCGCGACGGCGGCGCCGACCAGGCAGTCCAGCCAGTGGTTGTCCAGCCCATCAACACGGATCTTCCACTCGTCAACCGTCCGCCCCCGCCCTTCGGTCTTGACCCGGTATTCGCTCGTCAGGTGCTCGGCGAGCAGCTGATGCCGTTCGGGCTTGTGCCCGAAGAGCGAGAGACAACCCGGATCCCCCATCGGGACTGCCAGCCGGGCGTGAACGAACGACTTCCAGTAGTTCGTGTCGAAGACGACGTGCCGCACGGCCCGCTTGCCGGTGACGACGGGCACGCGCCAGTTCAGGCCCAGACGCTCGCCGCGCTTGCGCTTGTAGTCGCTCAATGGCATGCTCGATGCACCGACATATCGACCGTGGCTCGGCGTCAGCGCGCTCGCGTGGCCCGACTGACGGCAGAACTGGTACACCACATCGGTCGATGTCCCCCAGTTGGCGTCGATGAGGCAGCGGTCGATCCTGACCATCGCGCCGTCGTCACGCCGCCACTCACGAGCCATGTGCGATTCGGCCAGGCGCTCGAGCCCCGCGTAAATCGCTCCCTCCTGCCCCGCCCTCGGCGCAGCGTGCGCCAGCGTCCGACGAATGTCGCGGAGGGTGAAGTGCGCTCCGGGCGCCTGCTTCTGATCCGGCTCGACGCCGTAGTCAACAACGTAGCCCGTAAAGTCGTCCTCCCACGCAGCCACGAGCCAGAAGAGCGCCTTGCCCTGCACGTCGATGAACATTGTCAGGCGCGTGGCGCCGATGGGAACCTCACCGCGCCGATGGCCGTTGGTCTTGGCCGCGATCTGGTCGGCGCTGAGCAGCTCCTCGTCGGGCTCATCTTCCGGCAGCGGTTCGTTCTGGTACTCGGCGAAGAAGGCCGCTTCGTTCTGGAGGCGCAGGTTCATCGCGTGCTGGAGCGCGCTCAGTTCATCGTGGTTGAAGCGTGACGCCCAGGCGATCTCGGACCCGGCGTCCATCGCCTCGCGGTGGTCCCGGTAGAACCCGGTCGCCTCGGCGATGCCACGGTCGCTGCGGAGGCCGTCGGCGCGCAGTCGGGCGTACTCGTCCCACAGCTTCTCGTTCTCGGGGAACGCGTACACCATCTTCGTCCGCTCACCCTGCCACGCCGGGTGCTTGTCGCGGTCGAGCAGCCGATCGGCGAGATCGTCAGGACGAACCACCGTGACGGTCATCAGCCCGGCGATCTTCTGGCCCGGGCCTGCGAGCCCGAGGATCGCACCGGCGAGGATCCGCTCGCGGTTGGCGCATTGGCTGGGCGAGCGTGCCGATTCATCCGTCTGCGGGTCGTCGATCAGAACCAGCGATGGGCGCACAGACGATCCGTCCGCGCGTTTGTGCTTCATGCCCCGGATGCGCCCGGTGATGCCGGCCACACGGATAATCGCTCCAGACGCCGCCGATCCCTCGATCGTCGGCAGCACGACCTCCTTGGCCGTCCATCCGATGAACGTCGGCTTGCCGCCGAGCAGCTGACCGGCGGCGCGCTGGTGGATGCCCTCGAGCGCCCGCACGGGGAAGCACACCTCCGGGAAGTCGACGGCGAGCGAGTCGCTGTTCTCCAGCTCCGCCTTGATCGAATCGAGCATCTGCGCGGCGTGGTCCTCGTCCGAGCCGATGAGCGTGACGAACTCGCGGTGTCCGTACGCGAGCGCCCACAGACAGGCGGTTTCGCAGAGGCTCGTCTTACCCGTGCCCCTGGGCATCGCCATCGCGAACAACCCACCCTCGAGCACGGCCCGTTCGATCTTGGCAATGACCTTCAGGTGATCCTCCGACCAGTCCATGTGAAACGTCAGCGGGAAGTACTTCTCGCAAAATGCACGGAAATCCCGCGCGCACGCCGCGCGACGCTCGGGGTTGGCGACCTCGGGCAGCGGCCCGATCTCTCGTCCGGTCTTTGACAGCTCCCTGGCCTCGCGCGCCTTGCGCTCCCGGTACGCCTCGTAGCCATCTAAGCCATCGGGCCGCTCGGTTTCCTGCCGGATCCGCTCGTGCCGGGTCGCGGTCAGCCACGCGACGTAGCGGAGCAGATCCACGCGCTTCGGGTCGTCGCCCGAAACGATGCGGAACCCCGCGCGCGTGCGGTGACGATGCAGCTGCCGCTCGCTGATGACCTCGCCCAGCGGGGTCGAGTTCAGCAGGCGGCACAGCTCGCCGGGCCGGAGTTGCCTGGGGTCAATCGCCACGCGTCCCTCCGGCTCCCATCTCGCGCACCAGCCAGGCGGCGTAGTGCACGAGGTTGATCGTGCCGTCGGTGTTCGTCGGGGCGCCGGACTCGATGTCTGCGCGCAGCATTGCCTCGGTGATCGGCGAGCCGCCCAATCGCGACAGCGCCCGCGCTGCGTCCTCGATTGGAAGCGCCATTGGGTTCAGCGATGTTGGGGATTTGCTAGGCGCGTGTCTGGCCATCGACGCCCCTCCATCTGGAACAGTTGCCCACTTGTTGCCCACTTCGTGGGATTGTCATGGATTCGCCTTGATGTTCTGCGCGCATCTTGCCCTTGTGTGAACAGCGCCGGGGAACACGCCACGGCGCACGCAACCCGAAGGAGCAACCAGCATGACCAATCGCACGACCACGAACGAACCCACCGCCGCCCAGATGTACGCCGAGCAGCGGAACAACATCGCCCGGCTGCTCGACGTGCTCGCGATGGAGCTCGATAGCCGCGACGAAGAGGCCAAGGCCGACCCCGGCAACTGGGGCAAGGCGTGCGACCTGGCGCTGGTCCGGACCGACCTGACCAACATCGTCGCCTTCGTTAGCCGGATGGAGCGCGAGGACGTCGAGCGCTTCCTCCGCGAGGCCGAGTGAACGGACACCCCAACCACGAAGGAGACCGCCATGACCAACGACCATGAAGCGTTCCTGAAACGCCTCGACACCAAGCGCTCGCAGGACATCGCACGCTGGGCGGAGACGCTGATCGAGTGCGACCCGGAAGACCTGCCCGAGCGGGCGAACGAGATTCTCGACCTCGCTTACTCGCGCGGCTTTGAGAGGGCGTGCATCGTGCAGGCCGCCGCCGACGCGACACGATCGCCATCGCCGCAGAAACCGCTGCGGTGCCAATGCCCGGCGTGCGGCCGGGACATTGAGATCCGACCCATCTGACGCCCGCCCCTCAACCGTTGAGACGCGGGCATTTTCATTTCCACGCCAACCCGAAGGAGAATCGAAATGGCAACCAAGACAGCGAAGAAGACGACGAAGAAGAGCAGCAAGAAGACCACCAAGAAAACCGCACCGAAGCGGCCCGCCCCGAAGAAGGCGGTGAAGATGACCCCCGCCAAGAAGCCGACCGGCGCCAAGCGCGTCAGCCTGCTCGACGCTGCGGCGACCGTGCTGGCGTCGGCGAAGGAGCCGATGCAGGCCAAGGCGATCGTTGAGCAGGTCGTCAAGCGCGGCCTGTGGAAACCGGGCGCCGGCAAGACGCCCCACGCCACGCTCTACGCCGCGATGACGCGGGAGATCACCGCCAAGGGGAAGGACGCCCGGTTCGAGAAGGTCGAGCGGGGGCTGTTCGCCGCCGGGAAGGGCGCCTGATTCATGCTCGACGAATCCTTCGTCATTGAGAACGGCGTCCTCATCCGGCGCGTCGCTCCGCGGCGCGGCACGCCCTACGAGCACACCTGCTCGAAGCGAGTGTACGACGATGTCGCCTTCGCCATTGAGCAGATTGGCGCCGCCACCTTCACCGGGGAGGATGTCCGCGAGCGGATCGAAAAGCCGTTGACGATCCCATTCACCCAGGTCTACACGGCCCTGGCCTTCCTCAAGGAGCGCGGTTGCATCGTTCCCGCACACGGACGGCGCCACCGGGCTGCATGCGATTTCGTGTACGAGGACGCGATGATCGAGTGGCACGCCCTGCGTGAGGGAGCGCCCGGCAGCAACTGAGGCCATCACGCCCCCGCCCCCTTCGCCCCGACCCAGGTCGGGGCTTTCTCTTCGGCGTCAGCGCTACAGCTGATCCGCTCGACCTTCTTCCCGGTGAACTCCTCGTATCTCTGGCAAATCACATCGCAGTACGCCGGATCGATCTCCATCAGGAACGCGCGCCGGCCCGTCTGCTCAGCGGCGATCAATGTCGAGCCGGAGCCGCCGAAGAGATCGAGGATGTTCTCGCCGGGGCGCGATGAGTACTGCATCGCGCGCACCGCCAGCTCGACCGGCTTCTCCGTCAGGTGCACCATGCTCTGCGGGTTGACCTTCTTGACGTGCCAGAGGTCCGTCGCGTTGTTGGGGCCGAAGAATTTGTGCCCGGCGCCCTCGCGCCAGCCGTAGAAGCAGATCTCGAAGGCGCCCATGAAGTCCTTGCGCGTCAGCACCGGGTGCTGCTTGTCCCACACGACGCCTTGGCTGAAGTAAAAACCGCACGCCTTCAATGGCGCCGGGTAGTTGCCCAGGTTCGCGTATCCGCCCCAGATGTAGAACGACCCGCCGGGCTTGAGCACGCGCGCCATGTTGCCGAACCAGGCCAGGAGCATCTCGTCGAAAGCCTCGTCGGTGACGAAGTCGTTCTCGAGGGGCCGGTCCTTGGCGCGCATCTTGGCGTGTGTCGCCTTGGCCTTCTCCGGGTGGCGGGCCAAGTCGAACTTCTGGTGGTGCTTACCCTTCGGCGCAGCGAACGATGAGTTCCCCGCCGCGATGGCGTTGTTCGATCGAGGCTCGACCTTGACGTTGTACGGCGGGTCGGTATTGATCAGATCAATGGTGGCCCCGTCGAGCAGCCGGTCCACGTCCTCGACACTCGACGAATCCCCGCAAAGCAACCGATGCTCGCCGAGCACAATCAGATCACCCGGCTTGGTCACCGGCTCGTCCGGCGGTTCGGGGACCTGATCCGGATCGGTCAGCCCCTCGGCCACATCCCCGCCAAGCATCTTCGCCAGTTCGTCCTCGTCGAATCCCAGCAGCGACCAGTCGATCCCGGCGTCCTGGAGTTCGGCCAACTCCAACGGCAGCAGTTCCATGTCCCACGACGCGAGCTCATTCGTCTTGTTGTCCGCGATCCGGTACGCCCGGATCTGCTCGGGCGTCAGGTCGGTGGCCACATGCACCGGCGCCTTCTTCAGCCCGAGTTTCAGCGCCGCCTTGAACCGCGTGTGGCCGCAGACGATGACGCCAGCTCCATCGACCACGATGGGCTGGCGGAAACCGAACTGCTCGATGCTCTCGGCGACGGCATCCACCGCCGCATCGTTGTCGCGCGGGTTCTTCTCGTAGTGGGTGATGGCGCTCAGCGCGCGTTGCTCAATCTTCATCAGTCATCCTCCGTGATGCGGGTTGGGGTGGGTGGGTTGGAACGGGGTGGCCCAGGTTGGCCCGTGTGGCGTTGTGCGCAAGATCTGGCCCCGGTGTCGCCCGGATCGACAGGGGCGCAATGTGGGCCGACGTGTGGGGCGAGGGCGGGTGTCCGATGGGAACCGGACACCTTGAAGTAAGTCAGATGGATAGCGTGGCTGTTCCCGCGGGCGTATGGCACACGGTTTGCACCGAAGGAACCATTGCGCTCCGCACACTTTTCACGTCCATGATCGAGTCTCGTTTCCCCGTTCACCCCTTCACCCCCCTCACACACGTGCGCGGGCTCGAATCCATCTGCGCAAGGGGGTACGGGTGAATGGGTGAAACCAGAGGAGTAGAGAGAGAGAAGTTGTTGTTTTTTCTATACTTACTACACATCTCACGTTTCACCCCAAGGCGGTGAAACCAGGGTGAAGCGAGAGAACCCTGACCGGCATTTCCGCCCCACGTTTCACCACAGTTCACCCACGTTTCACCCCTCATCGGCGCCCCCGATCAGCTCGTACTCGACGAGCGAACTGCCCGCGCGCGGGGTCGTTTTGACCAGCACATCGCCGCGCTGCGCGAGCGTCTCGATCAGGTCGCGAAAATCTTTCGCCTTGAGTTTCATCCGCTTAAGCAGCACGGAGTGCGGCAGCCGCTGATTGGGCGACTCGCGCAGCTTCTTGGTCAGCCGCAGGCACTCGGCGTGGAACGGGTTTTCCGCCACGTGGCGCTCGGCCATGCACAGCATCCGCCGCGTCTGGTGCATCACCAGCCGCGCCGCCCACCGCACGGCGTCCGCGCCGATGACCGGCGAGCGGTGGCCCTCGCTGATGGCGTAGACCAGGGCGAGCTTCCGCACGTGCTCGCTCACGCGGCCCCAGACCGTCGTGCCGACCGGGTCCTGCGCCGCCTCGGCTTTGGCGTACTCGGCCTCGGCCTCCTCGCGGACCTCCACCACGAGCCGCCTTGCCTCGTCGGTGTGCTCGACGATGCGCGGCGAAGGATGGCTCGAACCGAGGTTGCCAGGGCCCGTCCGCAGGTCCGCCCACCACTGCGCGGTCTCGATCACGCGCGCCGGGATCTCGCGGATCGACGGCTCCTGGCCGGCGCTGCGCTGCCCCGCCTCGAAGATCAGCATGCGGGCGAAGAAGCCGTTGGTGAGCATCCGCTCCGAGAGCGCTTCGTAGTAATGGTTCGGGATCGCGGTGCCCAGAAGCACGAGGCACGGCTGGTGAATCACGCCCGGCGCCTCCCTGCCGGCCTTGCGGCGCATCGGGAAGACGCTGTTGGACGACGAGTAGAGCGTCAGCAGCGTGTTCATGATGCTCTCGTGCCGGGCGTCGCGGGCGCGGTTGATCGACTGGAGCATCCCGTCGATCTCGTCGGTCTGGAAGAGCATCGCCGGGTCGGCGAAGAGCGCGTCTTGCACGCCCTCGCCGGAGGCGAGCCGGTCGCCCAGGCAACGCTCGTGCCCGACGGCGTGGACGATCCGCGTGTTGAGCTTGCGGGGCCAGTCCTTGCCCGCCGAGGAGTGGGCCAACCCCAGGAGGTAGAGGTTGGTGCGGTTGTCGCCAGGATCGCGCACCTTGCGGCCAGCGAGAAACGCCTGGAGCGCCAGCGCGCCGCAGAACGCCATGACCGGGTTCGGGTACGGCGCGGTTTCGAGGCAGAAGTCCATCAGCTCGCTGATGAACCCGGGCACGCGCAGCGCGTCATCGGGGATCACCCCCGGGTCGTCGCGCGCTGGCGCGAGGGAAGCCGGGCGCCTTGGATCAACCCCGGCGCTGACCGCTGTTGAACCGAGCAGCCCCGACAGATCGACGCCGGGATCGGGCGATGGCCGCGCGGCGTAGTCGGGGTCAACCGCGCGCCGCAGATCGTGCCATTGGTAGCCTTGGCCCCGGTTGTGCTTGTTGCAGTAGGCGAGCTTGCCGTCGTCGCCGATGAGCACGGCGATGTCCGAGCCGCCGGTCGAGACGATCTCGGGGTCGACCGGGCACCGCTCGAGCAGCAGCATCGTCTTGTCGCTGTTGCGGCGCTCGCCCGCGACGGTCACGCCTCGGGCCTCGAGCCACGCGCGCACGCCCGCAGGGTCGGTCGGGAAGCGACTATCACTGTGTGCGGACTGGGCGCGCGGAGGAGGCGGCTCACCGGCGAGCGATTCGAGTTGTTCTTGGCTGACGGGTTCGACGGTGTCCGGCGCATCGAGCAGTACCGATCGGCGGTGCGGCCGGTCGGCGATGCCAGACTGCCCCCGGAGATCGTCGCCCTTGCGCGCGACCGTGCCGACAGCCTTGACGATCCGCGCTGGGTTGAAGACCGATCGGTCGACGGAGACCGCGTCGTCGCTGAACTGATCCGCCATCGCCGCGAGCACGCGCTTGACGAGACCTCCGTCGTCCCCCGGCAGATCAACGCGGTAGAGCAGGTGGTGGCCGTTGCCCGACATGGCGTTGATCGGCGCGGGCCAGCCGATCTGGTCCAGGTACGCACGAACGGATTCGGCGCGCTCCTCCGCCAGCTTGAGCTCCTCGTCGGTGGCGCTGACGCCGCTGGGCCGGGCCGGATCAACATCCACGAGCAGCCACCGCCGCCGGGGCACATCGCCGTCGGCGGTCGTCTGGGCGGCCTTGGGCCGAACCCGGTTCGCGGCCCGCGCCAGCAGGTCGGATCGGACGGGGTTGAGCGTGACATAGATTCCCGGGGCCAGGCCGGACGCCTCCAGCCTCGCGATCGCGTCTGCGGCTGCGTCGAGATCGCTGAAGTAGCCCGAGACCGTGGACGTAAACGACGAGCCTACGCGCTCGCGGCACTTGGGCGCGCGCACCTCGAGCACATCCCCGGACTCAAAGAGCATGCCGAGGAATCGGCGCAGTTCGACATCGGGCGTCGTCTCGGTCACCCGCACGGGGCTCCGGTTCGCGCATCCCACTGCTCGAGCACGGTCCAGACATCACCCTCGGCTTCAACCGATGCGCCGAACCGGCGGCGGCCGTCCGCCCACGCCATCTCGATGGCCCCCTTGTGCGCGGAGACGGCGACAAGCTCCTCGCGGACATACTGAGCCAACTCGTCGATCCAGGTCAACACGCGTGCGTCGTACCGATCCGTCCACAGCACCAGCGCGCCGCGATAAATCGAGAACGGCCCGACACCCATCAGGAGGTCGGACTGCGTAGGCAGATGAAAGACGGGCTCCGAACGGGTGACTTGTTGAATCTTCGCGGTCATCAAAACGGTATCTCCTCGTCTGTGATGCAATAGTCCACCCCGGCCGCGCCGAGGGCTCCGGCGGGGTCGGGCAGGTTGTCCGGGTCATCCACCCGGGGCGGCTTGGGGCCGAGCTGGTGCGCGATGATGCGGTCGTACTTCTCGCCCGCCTTGCGCTCGACGGTGATCGACAGCGTCTCGGCTAGCGCGCCGGCGGCGGCGAGTTCGACCGCCTCCTCCACGCTCGACGGGAACGGATCGTTCGACCGCGCTTGCCACCACTGCGACGCCTTGGACAGCGCGTACCCCGTGTGCTCGAAGCACACCCACTCACGCATGTACTTGTTCAGACCGATTCGGTACTCGACGCGCATCGTCGGCGGAGCGTCAGGGTCGCCGCGCTTCTGGTGAACGTGACACGTCGCGCCGCTAACGCGGTGTTCTTCGCACGCGCTCTGGCCTGAAAGGATGCCCTCCGTGCAGGCCTTCGCCTCGTGCCTGCCCCTATCCGGCTCCGGGAACTCGTGTCCGCACTCGGGACACGCCGCGTAGGCAGCGTGGATCAGCGCCAGGCACCCAGGGCACTCCTTCGCCGGCGCCTCCCCGTCGCTGCGTCCGGGCTCACTGATACGGATATCGTCGACCGGGCCGTGGCGCAGCACGTTGCCGCCGAAATCCAATACGAGGCAGTCGACCTTGCCGGACGCCAGGCGGAAGCCGCGCCCGACCATCTGGTAGTAGAGCCCCGGCGACATTGTCGGCCGCACGAGCGCCACGCAGTCGATGTGCGGTGCGTCGAACCCCGTCGTCAGGACGTTGACGTTGCACAGGCACTTCAGGCCGCCCGCGCGGAACCGCCCGAGGATCTCGGAACGCTCATTCGATGGCGTCTCGCCGCAAACGAACCCGCACTCGACGCCGTGCCGCTCCTTGAGCGTCTGCGCGATGTGCCGACCGTGGCGAACGCCCGACGAAAAAATGAGCGTCGCCCGGCGGCCCCTTGTCTGATCGACGATCTCGGCGCACGCCGCCTCGACGAGCGCCTCATCATCCATAAGATCCTCGAGCTCGCCGGAGATGAACTCCCCCGCGCGGACGCGGATGGCGCTCGTGTCCGCCTTCACGCCGCCCGCCTTCGTCCGCAGCGGCGAGAGGTAGCCCCGCGCGATCAGCTCGCGCACGCCGACCTCGTAGCAGACGTGGTTGAGGATGTTCTCCGGCCCGCAGATGGAGCCGGATTTCATCCGGAACGGCGTCGCCGTCAGCCCGATGATCCGGACATTGGGATTCACCGCCCTCGCGTCGGCGATGAACCGGCGGTACATGCCGTCGTCGTCCGCCGGGATCATGTGGGCCTCGTCCACGATGATCAGGTCCACCGGCCCTAAGTCGCACGCCCTCTTCCAGATGCTCTGGACGCCAGCGACGGTAACGGCGTAGCCGAGGTCCTTGCGCTTGAGACCCGCCGAGTAGACGCCGAGCGGCAACCCCGGCGCGATCGCAGCGACCTTCTCGACCGCCTGCTCGAGCAGCTCCTTGACGTGCGCGAGGATGAGAACACGACCGATCCACAGTTCAACAGCATCGCGGCAGATCTGCGCGAGCACGGGCGTCTTGCCGCCACCGGTCGGAATCACGACGCAGGGATTGCCGTCATGCTCGCGCAGATAGTCGTACACCGCCTCGACGGCCCGCAGTTGGTAGTCGCGCAGTTGCATCACGCCTTCAACTCAGTGATTCTGACATCGGCGCGGCCGCCGCGCACGATATCGTCCCGGATCACGCGCAGATCAGTGATCTGACCATCGTCACAGAACAGATGGCCATGCTGCATGGCGTCCAGGATCGCCTTGAGCGTGTTGTCGACATCGCGCTTCCGCCGATCCGGCGGGTGGAGTGTCACGACAACGCGCAGCGGACCTATCAGGCATCTCTGCTCGAACGGCACAACAATGCATCTCGCCTCGACCGCGTCGCGATAGGCATGCGCTTGGCGGCTCAAGATCACTCGGGTTGCCCTGCCGACACGAACATACCGCCAGTAGTGATTCACACTGGGGGGGTAGGGCAGCTCAAGTGTGATCGTTGGACTCATCGCTTCCACGGCGGCGTGCTCCCCGCGGCGGCCGTTGGGGCAACAGGCGCAGCGCCATTGACGCTCTCGAACCCCTTGATCTCATTGGTGATCTCGCCCGTGTCATCGCGCTTCTTGCACGCGACGCGGATGATCAACGGCGTGTTGTGCAGTTCGAGCGAGTCCTTCGGCGCCATGACGCCCACCGCCCGGCAGATCGACGACAGCTCGGCGCGGGCGATCTTGACCGCCATTTCGCTCGGGTTTTCAAGGTTGAGCCTGGCCCAGACTTGGCGGCCCTTGCAGTCGCCGTCGATGATCTGGAAGGTCAGTTGCAGGTACCGACCGTTGTTGGTCTTCGTCGGCTTCATCTCCGACTCGGTGATGATCGCGGTGTATGCGCCTGCGGGGATCGGATCAAACCCGACGGCGGGATCGACCTCGTTGGCGTTGAAGTTCAATATGGCCATTGTGTGGGCCTCCTTTGTGTTGGGGATGGATTCAGTTGGTGGGCGCAGCGCTGGCCATAGCGTTCATGAGCGACGTCCACGAAAACTCCAGCGGATTGGGCAGCGAGTACCGGTTCTTGGCGCACACCGTCGGCGACCACTCGGTCGTGAGCGCACGAACGCCGTCGTTGCCGCGCGTGGCGAAGAGCACGGCGTCGGCCCACTCTGTGAAGATCGGCGTCAACCAGACAGGCGTGTCGGGCGCCGCCGTTCGGATGTCGTACCCCTCGGGCAGCGTCATCTTGGTGTTGGCCGCGTGCGCGAGCAGGAGGACAGCGACGCCGTGCTCGCTGATCGCGTTGAGCGCCGGCAGAAGATCGCGGCTGACGATGTTCTGGACGATCTCGCGCGCCTTGTAGTAGCCGCCGTGCGCGCTGCCGATGGTGTTGGTGATGTCGCCCTGGGATTTCGGGTCGAGTTCGATCACGACATGCTCGACGATCCGGTTGCACATCCAGTCCAGCGTGTCGATCGCCACGACACCGACACCCTCGGGCGTGCCGCTGATCGCCAGCTCATCGAGCCACGCCTGCATCTCGTTCCACGTCTTGAGGTACGGCGTGCGCGTCAGCCCGGGGATCGCGCCGGCGCCGTTCTCGCAGTCGATCAGCAGCGCGCCCGCCTGCGCCGCGAAGGTCGTCTTGCCGACGCCCGGCTGGCCGTAAACGACTATCTTGGGCGGCGCCGGCGTGGTCGTGGTGATGAGCGAATCGGTCAGCGGCATGGGATGGCTCCGTGGTTGGGCGGGATCGGACTCGTCGGGGAAGAAATCGCGCATAAACGCCCCTTGCCCCAGCCGGACGAGCGGGACGCGGTCGGTGGTGTGGAGGTCGGACGGGTTGGGCGGCGATTGGGAGAGGGGCACGCCTGTACCCCTCTGCCCGAGCCGCCGAACTGTCGCGCACCGGTTAACAGAGCAGGGATTTCGCCGGCGCCAGAAGCTCGCGCAATTGCTTCACACGTCGGTAACCCGTTCCGCGATGCACGCCGCAGTCGTCCGCGATCTCGGCCACGGTCTTGGACTTGAGCTGGTCGGCCAGCTCCCCGAGCTCACGCGGCAGCGCCTGAAGCATGGGCTCGAGATCCATCCGCAGGTCCGATTCGGCGACGTGGTTTGCTCGGCGGTCCTCGATGTCCGGCGACTGGCTGACCCGGTCGGGCAGCGGCACGAACACCGGTGATCGCTTCCGGCGAGAGCGGAGCTGACGGGCGGTGTGCTTGTACCAGCGGTCCATGACGCGCCGGGAGAAAGTCGCCGCCGAGGACCGCGCGGGGTCGTGCCGGCCCATGGCGCGGATGACCTCAAAGGAAAGATCCTGGGCGAGGTCTTCCCGATCCTCGATGGAAAGGCGGAAGACCCGGGCGAGGCGGTCGGCGCGGTAGCGGATCCGGCGTTGGGTCAGGGAGTCGAGGTTGGTGGGGGCGGCGGGTTTTGTGACGATCGGGTTGGTAGCAGCGGCCATTGTGTGCTCCGGTGAGGTGACGCTGCGACGCACATCGCGTCGCGTTCACCAGCCGGGCGGCCTTGCAACTGACCGCGAAGTATTCTGCCACCATCAGCGCAAACAACAGCAAACCCGCGACTTGCGCGGGCTGAAACACGGGCTTGCACTTGCGCCAAACGGGTCTAACTGCAAGACGGCGTCAAACGCCGGTGGTTCTCCCACCAGCGGAGCAGGCCGTCGGGGTCGCACAGGAGGTCGAAGATGGGTTTGAGATCGGCCCCCGCATCATCTTTGAACGCCCGGGAGAGGTCGTAGTCCCGGCAACCCGCTCGGAGAGCGATTTCGATTCTCGTGATTGGAGGGAGTTGAGGCGTGTCCCCGCACTCATATGCAAACTTCACGATGTTCACCCGCGACTCAGCCTCGAGCACGAGCTCCCGCCGAATCGCCGCGATCTTGCTCAACCGCTCGCCACGTCGACGGCGGGGACGCTTGTTCTGCGTTGCAGACGGGAACGACACGCCCGCCCGCTTTGCGAACGAGCCCAGGAACTGCGGCCACAACTCGGACGCGACGATCATCCCGTCATCGTCCGCTTCGAGCACGTCGTGCAACGGGACGAGTGTGCCCTTCCGGGATTCCACCCATCCCCGCAGTTCGTCCGTCCACCCGTCCGCCGTCGGCGTCAGCACCAGCGCCGGGCGGTCTGATTCGAGGACAGCGCCACGAATCAGGCTCGCGAGCTCCGTCACTTTCGAGTGGGCAGCGAGAACTACAGGGAAGGCTGTTGAGCGCTGCGGCTCCCATGTTCCGATCCGCAGGACCCCGGGCACCGATGCGACCGGTGTCGTTGACGTGCAGATCCCGAGCGCGTGCGCGATCACGAGGCGAGCGTCTCGCCAAGAAACCCGGTGGAGCATGGCCTCATCGGCGCTGAGATCGACGCGCGGCGAGACGCCGGCGTCGCACACCGCACCCAGCGAGCCGTCCCGGTAGTGAACCACTCGCAGATCAGGCGCATTAACAAGATTCGATGGATATGTCGGCGCAATCGCGCCGGCGGGCTCCAGCAATGCACGAGCCGGCCCGAACGCATCCCCGCAGGCGGCTTCCCACGCCGAGCGCGTCTCCCCGCGCCCCGGGGCAAACTCAACCTGTCGCCAGAAGGACTCGAGTGAGGCCACGTGTCGCTACTCCTCGATCTCGGAGGAACCCGCGCAACGCGAGCCACCGTTGGAACACTTCGCAATCTTCACCCACGATGTCGTTGGGCGGGACGACCCGACGCGTTGTTTCGCGCCCGTCTCGATACATCAGCCGGAATGTTGCGCTGAGCAGGACCGCGCCCGCAGGGAACGTGTCGCCCTCATCTGACATTCCCCGAAACACGTCGTCGAATGGCCCGAGCCGTCGCTTCATCTTCGATCCGGGGTGCCTCCACTCCAGTGCGATCAGACGCACGCGCGCAAGCTCTGGCACGTCCCCGCAGTCCAGGCATCGCGTGCCCTGCACGATGATGGGCGTCAGCGAGTACCGGGCAGGGAGCCCCTCGGAGAGGAACAGCGCCGTGTTGCCGAAGATATGCTCTCCGACGTACCCGAGGTATGCCCTGGCGTCGGCGTCTGTCTTTGCGTTGACCAGGAGTTCGCCATCGCCGCACGTGTAGATCAGCGCATCGAACCGCTGCGGCCTGAACGCGATGTGCCTCGTGCTCGCGGTCACCGGATCAACGACCGCTTCTCGGTGGAGCACATCACCGCGGCGGATCAGCATCCGGAACCCATCATCCGTCATGACCGGATAGACACGAACACCCCCGCCCCGACGACGGTGGACGAAATCCAGATCGAGCGCGAGCCGGAGTTCTTCGATGTTGTGATCGGGGATCGATCGGACCTGCGGCGGTTCGTCGGTGAGCGCCAGATGGCTGCGGAACTTCCTTCGTGCGATCAGGAGCTGCTCCGCGTAGATCCGTTCAAGGGATTCAGCGCCGTCGAGCAGAAGCAGGACGACCAGGTCGCCGGCGCTGGCGTCCTCTGGCACATCAAGGTCAAGGCGTGTCGCCTCCCCAAGCAGTTTGTCGAAATTCGACGGGCGGGCCATCTCGTCGATGACCCCGATCTGATCGATCAAGTCGTCGGGGAGGTCCGGGCCGAGGTCGCTGAAAAGTCGCGCAACCGCGTCCTCATCGAGGCCCGCAGCAATAAAGACGCCCCTCGGTTCGAGATGTTTTCTGAACTGTTCAAGGAACCGCAGCAGGAGCTCGGGTTTGACCCCGCTGACTGATTCCGGATTCGCCAATCGACCCGACCGAACTCTCGCCATCCATATCTCCGTGAATCCCCAGGTCCTTCTGGGGCGCCACGTCCACGTAAATCGTGGCGACCGATGGAGATTCTACCCGAGATGCAAAAACTGCGCAACCCATCCACGCAACCGACAGTTATTTGTCAGGATGTGGGGATTCCGTTGGATCCGGCGAGGTCTCGCCAGGCCCCCCGCTGCCGCCCCCAATCGACCTCAGCCGCGATCGGCCGCAGATCCCGCTCCGTGATCGGGTCCCTGCCCTCGGTCACCGGCGGCAGGAAAAGGACGGCCTCCTGGATGTCCGGAGCAAGGTGCACGAGGTTCATGATCTGTGTCACCCGAGCGCGGGTGACGTGGCCGATACGGGCCAGTTCGGCTTGATCTGTGATCGCGCCCTCGCCCAGCAGCCGGTCAAACTTGATCGCCAGCGCCATCAGGCGGGCCACGCGCGGGATTCGGCCTCGGGCATCAACGGATGCTCCAGGCTTGGCGCCAATCCGCAGCTCGCGCCGGCCGCGGCCTCCGACCGCGAAGTGAACCGTGCTCGTGATCGTCGCGCTCATGCGGCTGCTACCTCCTCAGCGCCCTCGGAACGAACACCCTCCCGGAACGTCACGCTGATGGTCCCGTTCGGGGCGTCCCACTCAACCCGGGCGACGATCGCCCTGATCAGTTCTTCGCGCTCGCTCTGCGTCATCGCTTCCCAGACCGGATCGAATGACTCCGCCGCTCCAACGAGCTCGTCAGGATCCACAACAAGATCCGGCTGGCTCTTGGCAAGTAGTTCGATCGCTCGTTTCGTGACGGCGTCTACGGTCGAGTCGCGCGTGATCACATCGCGGATCCGCTCGAGCACAAACGATTCGAGGTCGCTCGCGGGCAAGGATGGCCCCGGGCATGACGCCCAGCCCTGCTTCTGCGCTTTCATGCAGACGTAGTAGCGGTACCGCTTGGTCCCGTTGCCCGTCTTCTTGCTCGCGAAGTGATGGATCATCCCGCAATCACACGCTGCGCAACGCACCAGGCCCTTGAGCAAGGCGCCGTGCGCGTTGCTCAGCCGCGATCCCCCGGCGCGGCCGTTGAGCCGCATCGTCGCCTGGACACGATCGAATACGTCCGCATCCACGACGCCATCGTGCACGCCCTCGTAGATGTTCTCGTTGTGCCGTACTTTGCCGATGTAGACCGGGTTGATCAGCATCGCGTAGACGGCTCCCTTATCGAGCGCCCGCCCGCCCATCGGTTTGCCGGCCTTCGTCGTCCACTTCTTTGTCGTCCAGCCTCGCCGTGCGCATTCGGCGACAACGGGCATCAGCGATCCCAACTCCAGGTAGATATCGAATATCCGCTGCACACGGTCGGCCTCGCTGCGGTTGACCTCAAGTCTCCCCCCACCGGGTTTGGAGACAAGGTCGTACCCCAGCACCGGCCGTCCGCCGGCCCACCGCCCCTTCCGCCGCGCCGCAGCGATTTTGTCGCGTGTCCGTTCTGAGATGATCTCCCGCTCGAACTGCGCGAACGAGAGGAGGATGTTGAGCGTCAGCCGCCCCATCGAGTGCGTGGTGTTGAACTGCTGTGTGACGGAGACGAATGAGACGCCGTGCTCCTCGAACGTCGCCATCATCCGCGCGAAATCCATCAGCGACCGGCTAAGGCGATCCACTTTGTAGACTACGATGCAATCGACCAGGCCGGCCTCGATGTCTTCGATGAGCCGTTTGAGGGCGGGGCGCTCGATGTTCCCGCCGCTGAACCCGCCGTCGTCATACCGATCCGGAAGGCAAGTCCACCCCTCGGCCTTCTGGCTCGCGATGAACGCCTCGGCGCTCTCGCGCTGCGCATCGAGCGAGTTGAACTCCTGCTCGAGCCCCTCCTCCGTGCTCTTGCGGGTGTAGATCGCGCACCGCACCCGCTTGCGCTCGCTCTTTACGGCACGCTTGCTCACGCGGTCTCCTTCCTGTTGGATCGCTTCCGGGACTTCGCCAACCCGAAGAAGTGGAACCCGTTCCAGTGCGACCCGCTGATGGCGTGCGCCGCCGCTGTAAGCGATCGGTGCACCTGGCCCTCGTGCTCGAAGCCGTCGGGCAGCACCATGACGCGGTGCTCCACTCCTTTGAAGACCCGCGTCAACACCGTGCCCGGCATCGGGATCCGATCGTCCGTCCGGCGGACCATCCGGCCCGACACCGTCCGGAGGTTGGCGCCCAACTCCGGTCCGCGATCCCGGGGCGGGCGAACCCGCAGATCTTCGTCCCGGGCAATCTCCTCGGCTCGCCGCCTGGCCCGCTCAGTCAGGTCACCCTCGGCTAGCGCCTGGAGCCGCCAGGCGATCCGCCGGATGAGCCACCGCCGATTGCCCGACCGGCTCGGCTCGCCAAACACCTCGGCGAAGCGCTCGCGGAGTTGGCCGACGGATAACCCGTCGAGTTCGTCAATCTTCTGTCGTGTATTGTCCGGCTTCATCATCATGCTCACGTCTCCACATCCCCGGCCCCTCCGCTCTCGGGCGGTGTACCAGTGGGACCACTGAGCCTCGGATCCGCCTGGAAATCAAGGGTGATTTCGGAGGATTGTGGGCAACTGACGCCGGTGGTCACGGACGCCTCGATCACTCGGACGAGCCCCGCCGCGAGCGCGTCGATGACCGTGTTGGCACGCGGATCGCGCTGTGGCATGGCCGGGACGGCCACCGCCACGGAGTTGGGTGGGCGAGGCATGGGTTGGGGCACCGAAGTTCTGGAGAATTCACCTCAACCCCTCTGCAAACCGCCGGGGAGTGTCGCGCGCCCAACTATTTGGGGCATGGTGTTTGGCGATCGACGAACGAGAGGGATGACCAGCACTACTCATCTTGGTCGGCACATTCAGTCGTCCAGACTGCTCGTATTCGGCGGAGAGCGTGCCAGCAGAGGTCCGCGACTACATTGCGACGAGTGGGACCTTGCACTTGGCCAGTTCGGATTGGAGTTCGGTGAGGGTCTGGGGCATACCCCCAGCGTCCCAATGCGCCCCCTTAAAAACAGTGGATCTTATTTTCTTGGAGCAATCTGATGCAACATTCCAGAGCAGGGCACCGGGCTAGTGCATAGCATCCCGGCGACAATCCATCCGGTGCTACAGTCGGCATCGGGGCCAACCTGACTCAATCGCTCGAAAGGATCAGCAGCCATGAAGAACCGAAACCTGTTCATTAGCCACTCATGGACCTATGGGGACGCCTACGAAAAACTGGTCGGCCTGCTTGATGCGGCGCCACGATTCGAGTACAGCAATTACTCAGTTCCAAAGGATGACCCGATCCACAATGCCCCGAACACTACGGCACTAACCGCAGCAATAAAGTCGAAGATGTCATTCTGCCATGTTGTCATCATCGTCGCAGGCGTATATGCAACCTATAGCGATTGGATCGATCGAGAAATTCAACTCGCCAACTCAGGATTCAGCACCCCAAAGAAAATCCTCGGCATCAACCCCTTCGGGAGCGAACGAACATCCACTGTCGTTCGAACCAGCGCCGACCTGATGGCGAATTGGAACACCAACTCCATCGTGAGCGCCATCCGGGAACTCTCACCGTGACTGATTCAGATGACGACCAGAGACCCAGCCTGATATCAACTTTGCCAGGTGTCTCAGAGAATGAATACGGCCCGCTCTACAGAGACCATGTGCTCGACATCTACAAGCTGTACCTTGGGATGACGGATCGAATCAGCGACCGCAGGGAGAAAGCAAACTCTTTTTTTCTGGCCGTCAACACCGCGATCATCATCGTCATGAGCAAGGGACTCCTCGGTGATAGCGAAGGCCTGATCGCCCTATCGTCGTTAGTATCCATTGCCGGCGTCACTATCTGTTACATCTGGCACCGTATGATCAGGTCGTACCGCCAACTGAACTCTGCGAAGTTCAAGGTTGTCCACTCGATCGAATGCCAGCTGCCGCTCCGACCATTTGATGCGGAATGGGAAGCCGTTGGCCGCGGGGATGATCCGAAGCTCTACATCCCATTCACACATGTCGAGAAGTGGATGCCCACTGTGTTTGCCGCGATGTACGTTGTCGTACTCTTATCGAGTGTCCAGTGGGGACAGATCCTCAACGTGTTCTGCTGACGCTCACCCGCATCACCCCTTCTCCCATGAATAAACCCAAGATCACGTTCCAGGACTGCACTGCCGCCATCAGGGAGATCGTTGGCCACTGGAAAGCCCTTGGGGGAGCCACGCTCGTCCTTGGCGTCGTCCCAACCATCCTCGCGATGCGAGGCGGTGTGCCCAACTCTACCTACCGGACAATCATCTTCTCCGTAGCCACTGTCGCCGTCATCGGCACATGTGTCTATACCGTCTCGTGCCTTCTCGCGTCCAAGCGGCTAACCGATGAGCATCGCCATGACGAACAACTCGCACTGGCTGTGGATCGTAACGCCCTCAGCTAG